AATTCTATTGCTCGTTCTGCTTCTTTTTCTATTGGACGTTTTAAATACCAGTTTCCAGTTTCGCTGTCCAAATCGCGAACTATAAACTCGATTTCTTTTGCAGTTATTGGATAACCACGAGATGTCGCATTTCCTGCGATTGAAACCATTATTTGATACATTCCATAATACCAACCACCTGATGTTGTTCTTTTATATTCTTCTACTTTCTTTTGATTTACAAATGGACAATCTGCATATCCAGTCCAAGTAAAATCAGTATTTGTTAATCTAGCCTTTCTATCTTTAATTATTGCATCTTTTATCGCGGGTGGAAATCGATCAAACATACCCTTTGATTGTTCTACATACTTATGAGTATTCATAAGAACATTTGGATCCATGATATCACCATCATGAGAAAATATAAAATTAAAACTATTTTTATATGTGTTTGGAATATAATACATACGACTTAAATCTTTTGTTTGAGCATCTGCTATATCACCAATTTCTTTATTTAAAGCAAACCAAAAATGTTTAATATTATTTGCTTCTATGTGAGAAGTTAATGGAAAAACTAATCTAAATTTTGGATGAGAAACTTTCGAACTTGCTGTAGAATAGCAGATATATTTATATTTTTCATAAATTGATTCAATGTCTTTTATGTCCCCAACATAGTCATCCACGTCAACAATACCAAACCCGCCCCAAGCAACCACATTAGTATTAGCACGAGTTGTATCAGGCAAATATATAGCAGGACTGATAAGAGGTGCTTTAGACTTTGTAGGGTATTTGGATGATTCGGCAAGTCGATAGAGGATTGCTTCGAATTCGTCGAAGGAGGAGTAATCCATCCTCTTATTCGTTTGGTTATCATATATTGAATCAAATATCGTTAGGGAAATTTCCATGGTTATCTTTATGTGATGGTCCGACCCATCCTTCTGGTTTGATTAGATCTGGAAGTCCAAGTGGATTTGGCCTTTCTGGTTTTACACCAGGTTCTTTACTTAAATTAGCTCTTAGAACTTCATCCCACGCTTTATTTGCGTCAACGCCAAAGGCATCAAGAGTTCCAATTGCAACTACACACAAATCAATTAAACCATCTACGATTTCTTCTGCATCTTTATTTGCAAATGCTGCTTCAGTTTCTTGCAATTCTTCATTTAAAAACTTTAATCTAAATTCTAAATATTTGTCTAAAGCTTCTCTATTACTACGATTATCAAACATCCAAAGTTTAGTTTTAAACTTATATTGCATTTCAGTTATATCTTTTGACCAATTTGCACTCATTTTGTAACTATCCCTCCAGGACCGTTTGGCAATTCTATATTAGAATGCGCTTGTCTATGTTGTTCAACTAAATCATCCATTGGATCTACCATAAACATGACAAATTTCATATCTACTTCTAAACCATCAGCTGCTTTAGTGTATGGCATAAACGGCATAAATCCGATTTTGCCTTCACCTGCTGGAATTAATACAATTGCGTCTTTTAAAATGATAGTATCAGTATCGATACCATTCAAATTAACATCGGCAATTATTTCTTCTCCAGAGGTTAATCTTAATAATTGTATATTTTTCATACTTTTTTTCCTCGTAAGGGTATATTATACCACAGTTTTAAGGCTTTGTACATGCTTAATTTAAAAGAAATCTTCAAGTGTGGAGATCTCCTTTGAATTCCATCCGATAGCCTCTAAGATCGGATCAATTGCGTCTAAGAATGTTTTCTGAAACTGCAATTCATGATTGATGTATTTGTGCAATCCAAACTCTTCGGGAAGATATGATGGAAAGCTAATAACGTTTTCTTTAATTGGATTTGGTGTACGAAGATATATAAATTTAATCTTCTCACCGTTTTGAATTCTTTCGTATTTTTGTTGTAGAGATTTATCTTCTAATTCTTTGTTGTATAATAAACCACCACGAACATGAATCGGTGTACCTTTCTTATAGATTAGTTCTCTATCTTTAAACGCACTAATCTTTGTAATTCCACGTGGAAATGCGATTTCTTCTGGTGGCAATGATTTGAAATATGATTTGAATTGATTGATAGATTGTTGTACATTTGACTCATTACCAGTCACAATAACTTTGAATATTTCTTTTAGTGCTTCTCGACATGGACTAGGAGTAGAAGATTTTATAGCTTCAATACCCATAATCTTAAGTTTAGGAGTTGCATATCTAACACCTTCGTTATCGAATACGTTTAGAATGTATCGTTTTTTAGCTGTCCAAATACCAACATCTGCAATAACTTCTCGTTTCATAACCATTTTGTTTTCAATACCACCAAGTATGTTAAACAATTCAGAATAAGATTGTTCGAGTACTGGTTCTAATTTGTCTTGACAAACTGTATCTAAAAAATCTATTGGATTATTAGGATTTGTAGCAGTAACGAGATCATCTAAGCATACATACACCGAATCAGTATCGATTGCAAGGACATAGTCTTTGGATCTTTCATTTTGGAACAATCGATTGAGGTAGTTGTTGATTGATAATTCGGACCATCTAATCGTAAGTTGTCCGGTGAGAGTAATTGCTTCTGCGATACGTTGATCGAAGAATCTAAAGTAACGATTACCAAGAGCACCATAAAGACTGTTAAGTAGTAGCTTAATAGCCATTTGTTGGTTTTCATTGATTGCAATATCTCGTTCAATGCGATATAATTCTTGTTTATCATCTTTGTTTACCTTTTGCAATTCTGCTTGAGCGTTTAACATTGCTCGCTTTATATTTACCCTTTCATTATACATACCTTCGATAATTGTTGGTAAAATACCTTTCTTATCTGTACGAAAGAATTGACCACCAGCCGCAACACATTCTTTTTCTACTCGAGCTGCTCGAACTGATTGCGATAACATACTATCAACCGTAATTGCGGGATTGACTTTACCATCAATAATAGTTTCTGGAGACATATTATATTGCATAATAATTGAAGGATATAGTGAATTTAAATCGAAACTAACTACGTTTTTGTGCATACCAACATGTGGATCTTTAACATAACCACCAGGATATGCTGATTTGATTTTATCTTCTGCGAATGGAACAATTATGTTTCGATCAATAAGATTTCGAAATATGATAGCATCCCATATTGCAGTTGTACCAAACGTATCGCCATAATTCACACCACCACGATATGCCATTGTAACAGCAAGAGTAATCAAACCAAGTTTGTCTTCAAGTCTATCGACGAGTTCTACGTCTTTTATGTTGTAATCAATGAATTTTTGATAGTCGAATTTATATAGATCAAATAAACCGCTATGTTCGTCATAAGATAACTTACGTTCACCTAATACGACATTTGCAATATGATCTAATTTATACGATTCTTGTGGACCATACGAATGACCAAACTTTTTGAATAGTTCGAGATAGTCCATTTGTGAGATACCTTGGATCTCATATGTTGTTTGCTTGCGCTGCATGATTGTGACATCACGAGCATCTACTAATCCCCATGGAGAGAATTTCTTAGCCCAATGATCGTCTAATATTCGAATAGTACGATTTATGAGATAAGGGATATCAAAGAATCGAGTGTTCCAACCAGTAATTACATCTGGACAGTGTGAGTCAGAAGACCAATGTGTGATAAAATCAATAAGGAGTGCGGCTTCCGACTCACACTTTTTATAGACCACTCGATGTGACTGCATTACAGAGTTGGTGACATCATAGTCTCCACAACCCCATACGTAATATGTATTGTCTTTATTATTTTTAATTGTTATTGCGGTGATTTCATGCATTGCTTGATCTGGTTCTGGGAAACCTTGATCTGATGCAACTTCGATATCGATAGATGTAACGTTAATATTGTTACGATCGAATTGAATATCACCAGGAAATTCGTCTTGAATGAATGCTGGTATATGTCTTATATTACCATAGATTTGTCGACCAGCAACATGTTGATTTGTTTGTATCCACGCTTTAGCTTCTCGCATATCTGGCATTTTGACAGGTGCGACTGCTTTACCATCTAAAGAAATGTAATTAGATTCTTTTGGTGTTGTTACGTAAAGCGTAGGTTCGTATTTGATTTTACGTTTAACTGGCTTGCCATTCTCATATCCACGATATAAGAGCATATTGCCATAACGACTTATGTTCGTATAAAATTTGATTCGCTTACTCCATTATTAATATCACAGGGTATATTATACCACAGATTAGATCACTTGTACATGTTTAAATTCATTGGGGGGAAAATTAATTCCCCCCGCAGAAAAAAGATTATAGATAGCTCATAGATGCAACTGCGATCATGGCTGGTGCTAATCCTATTGTAAAGATTAGTATGCCAATGAACTCAACTGCGGATCTGATGCCATCTTTGTGCTTACGTATGTAGCCCATAATTAACTCCAGTAAATAGTTTTATTACCATCTACTGTTACTTTCGCCAATTGAGATTTTATTCGGAAATAAATTCTTTCTTCTTAGATTTCCCAGTAGACCCGATATTGATCTTCCTAGGACGCCTCTCTTCTGGAACTTCAACTCTAGCATTCACTACCAGTATTCCATTCACAAGATCGGCACCGTCTATTACGACAAATTCAGAGAGTCGGAAGGACTTCTCAAATTTGCGGGACGATATACCTTTATGTGCATATTCGCGTGTATCTTCACCTTGTTGTGCTTTTACTAGCAAAATACCATCTTTAACCTCGACGGAAATATCCTCTTCCGAGAATCCCGCAACTGCAAGCTCAATAATGAAATTTTCATCATCGACCTTTACTACGTTGTGAGGTGGATAGTTATCTTGAGATCTTCCAGCTGAGTGTATTCTCTCAAGTTCATTTAGTATCGGCTCAAACCCGATAAAGAGTGAACGCGGCACGTTCATTGTATTTCTTACCATTTTAGTTTCCTCCTATAATTATAGCAAGTTATTCGGTCTCCAATTGGACAACCGTTTATATTTATACAAGTTTAGTCTTTAGTTTGACTATTACCTATATTATATTTAGGACATAATTCCCAAAGATTTTTATCTTTATAAGGAATTACTTTTATCTGCCTTAATGGCGCGATATCCTTAGCTTCTTCGGGATTTATTATTGTAACCAATCCCCAATCTGCTAACAATGTAGAAATTGTGTTTCTACGTTGTACGTCATTTTCTATTAAGTTGGATGGTTTTCCATCTAATAGAAATAATTCTTTAAAATGCACAATAAAATATCTACCTTGTTTATGTAAAATATGACAAGATTGAAATAGTTTATTTTCTTTTCTTGATGCTACTCCGATACGAGTAAGTGTTTCTCTGACCTTTAAAAAGTCGTCAGGTTCATTCAATGTAACTTCTAACATGTCGCTAGGAGTCCACGGATGTATTTCGTTATTTAGTTCTTCCACCTTTATAAATCCTTTTTTTCAATTGTTCAATTTGCTCATGATTCAATAAATTATATACAGATTTAGCTTTGTCATCGCTATAACCATAATATTCTTTTATGATTTCTAAGTTTTCTATTTCAGTGGCTTTATTCCACTTCGAAAACCTTTTTCGCTTCTTGATTATATTTATAAAAAAATCGAACTGAAGGCGCGCGTCTAGATGATGATTTATATTCATTTCATTGGCATATAATACAGTATCAGAGAAGTTAGATAGTGATCTATTAACGATAAATGAGTTGTATTCCTTCTCAACGAGATCATCTACCATCACGTCTTTTTTAGAATAGTTTATAGCATTAATAAATTCAAACGGATTCATCGTCTTCTCTTATGAGGATCTTACCATCATCAACTGCATCTTTATATCTTTGAAGATCTTGTATTTCCATATTCAGTTCTCCAATACGAATATACGCTTGTTGTAATTGCTTTTGTAATTCCTTTATATTTTGTTTAAGTTGTTCTTCATCATTCATTTGAATTTTACTCCTGCCATTATTTCAGTCATACATGCAACTATATTAAGTTCATGATCTGCAACAAAGGCATTTTTGTATTGATAATCCGCTAAGATTAATACAAGTTGTGGAATCGATTGTGGATCCACGTAATCTCCCATATTATCATATACTTTTCTAAACATTGCAGCAGGTTCTGTATCGATGTTATCTGCTACCCATTGTCTCATTGCTTTAAAGTTTTTATCTTTAAGAGCACTCATTAAATTATCAATTGAGATATCTGATAATTGTACTAATATACCACTATCTATAGTTCCAGATGTGCTATATCTTTGTAATTCGTTAATAACTCTACGCCAATCTGGCATATGCTTCATTATTAATTCAGCTAAAACTTGTTTTTCGAAGGAAACTCCTTCTTCGTTAAGTATAAATTCGATACGTTGCATCATCACCGCTAACAACGGTGGCATGTCTTTCTTCGCAAGATTGAATTCTATTACACTACATCGAGAATGTAATGGTTCAATTATACGATTTTTAAAGTTACATGTGAGTATAAACCTACAGTTAGCAGAGAATTCTTCGATGAATCCTCTTAATGCAGGTTGGGTGGACTGGGGATTTAGATAGTCTGCTTCATCTAATATTACCACCTTGTATCCACCCTGTAATGATATCGTCGAAGCAAATTGCTTTATCTTCGTACGTAAAGTATCAATTCCCGATTCTTCAGATCCATTTATAAGTAAGTAGTCTAATTTTAATTCGTTGCAAAGTGCTTTTGCGACAGTTGTTTTACCTAAACCTGGAGTTCCAGTAAGAAGCATATTGTGTAGTTCACCTCCGTTAACAATATCTTCGAATGTTGTTTTAATGTTTTTAGGTAATATAACATCTTGAATTAGTTGTGGACGATATTTCTCGCACCATAAAAATTCGTTCATAGCACTTCCCAACCGACTACCGTATCAAATATAAATGATCTCCATGCTTTTTTATCAAGAGCCCAACATGCCATCACGTCAGCATCTGAAGATACATTTGAAATTGTGGGTTTGACGCCATTTGCTTCCAGTACAACTGGATTTAGAGTACATGGCATTACTCTTATACCACCATCATTAATTTTTTCGAATGTGACAGTGACTGTGCCTCTTAGTAAGGCTTCAATAAGTTTTGATTTTTCATTACGATCCATTTGGACCTCCATAATATAATTAAAAGAATGTTGGGGGAGCCACCCCCAAAATAGGCTATCAAGTCATTAAGCTTCTTCTGCTTCAACCACTTCAGGAACTTCTTCAGCTTCTGGTACTGCACCTTCTGGAGCTTCTTCACCTTCTTTAGGTTGATTAGCTTCTAAAAATGCTACGATCCTATTTCTAAGACCACCAACTGCTTCCAGTTCTTGACCTTCAAAGGCACCTCTTTTAGAACACAAATCTACGATTTGCGCCATAGTAGCGATGTCTTGAAGCGAGAGTTGTACAGGCTCTGCTGCTTGATTTTCTACTTGATCAGTCATAATTTTCTCCTATCGATAGTAGACTAAATAAGGAAGACCGATAATTCGCATCTTCCACCTTATCCTCATAATTTATGAGGAGACAAATATATTTATACAACATATTTGCTTGATTTCTCCAAAGCAATAAAATAGTTGACGTCATAGTCAGTATTTTGCCAATGTGAAATCATTTTACTAGAAAATGAAACTGAATAGTCACCTTCTAGTAATTTTAAATTTGCCATATTGACGACAAATTCAAATTCATTTGTACACGCATTACCTTCATCTAAAGCACATCCATACGTATTTGACGTATTGTCTTTAGAATCGAATAGAGATGCAGTAATTGTACCATTGTCACCAATAATAGCAAGTTCAGTATGTCCTAAAACTGCTGATGCTTTCCTTAATTGGTTTAATGTTTCTAATGACAGATCAATCTGAAATTCAGGATCTGGCATAGTGATTTCTTTTTCAGGAGATGTTAGTATCTCTGGTTCTGAAAAATAGTAATTAATATTACTTGTTGCGTTATCAATGGAAACACTATTATCTTTAAAATCTAACGATGCATCGTCTATAAGACCATACACAGATAAGAATTCATTAAGATCATATATGCCAAATTCTTGTGGAAAATCCTCAACAATATTTGCACTTGCAAGAATGTTTTTAGCATCTGCAATTGTGGCAAGTCTTTGTCCTGGTTTTACTACAATATTGGGATTGATAGTCGCAAAGTTTTTTAATACCTTTATGGTATCATTAGAAATATTCATAATTTATCCTATTTTAGTTATGTTCAATATCGTGAACGTTCAATGCGATGATTGC